TAGGCAATCTGACCTACAGCGATCAGGATGGCGTGCAGATGCTCAACATGCCGTTTATTGCGGTTCCGACCAGTTCGGGCAATGATGAGCTGTCAATCGCTTACACCTAATCCGCGTGGCATTCGTTCTTAAGCAATCTGGCACCTACTCATGGCCGGTCGCCTTTGATCTCCCGATCGATGGTGGCCGCCATGAGCGCCAGACCTTTGATGGTGAGTTCAAGCGCCTGCCACAAAGCAAAATCGGTCCGATGGTTGCCGAGCTGCAGAAGCTTGAAGATCTAGGTGATCTGGATCAAATCACCGACATCGCTCGCGATGTGCTGGTTGGTTGGTCTGGCATCAACGATGACGAAGGCAATGAGATCCCTTTCAGCGAGAAGGGATTGAATGAATTGCTAGAGGTGCCATTCTTGGCTATTGCTGTACTCAAGGCATACATGGACAGCATCAAAGGAGCCAAAAGAAAAAACTGATAGAGGCCGCCGAGCATTGGGCCGGCGGCGGCGTTAAAGATGAAACTCAAGACGATGCCGCCATCCTTGGAGTGGCGCTGCCAGAGCAACCCCGATCCGATGACTTTGAGGTATGGGAGGAAAACTGGCCGGTGCTAGAGATGTTCTTGCGAGTGCAGACGCAGTGGCGCACCACAATGAGCGGCGTGCTGGGATTGGACTATGGAGCAGTGGCTTGGCTCTTTATGATGTACGAAGTAAAAGACCCTCGCGCGCTCTTGGAGGACCTGCAGGTGATGGAGGCAGCGGTAATGGTCTCGATCAACAGCAGGAGCATCTGACATGGCGATGAACATGGATGCCATGCTCCGCATCAAAGCGGCCGTTCAAGGCGAGAACAACATCCGCCGGCTGGGCAACTCCATGCAGGGGCTGCAGGGGCAGGCAAAGAACGCTGCGCTGGGGTTCAACAACCTCAAAGGTGCAGTGGCTGGTTTTGGTGCAGCAATCGCTGGCAGCGCCATTGTGGGCGGGCTGACGGCTGTCATCAAGAAATCCATCGACGCAGGCGATGAGCTGTTCAACCTGCAGGCCAAGACCGGCATTGCAGCCAATGCGCTGATCGGATTGGGCAATGCAGCCAAACTGGCGGACGTTGATCAAGCCACTCTTGGCAAAGGCCTGACCAAGCTGAGCGTGAACCTGGTCAAGGCCGCCGAGGGTAATGACGGGCTGACGCAGAAGTTCAAGGCGCTGGGCGTCTCGATCAAGGATGCCAACGGCCAGGTGGTGCCGGCAGACAAGGCGCTGAAGCAGATCGCTGATCGCTTTGCCGACATGCCCGATGGTGCGCAGAAGGCGGCCGCGGCGGTTGCATTGTTTGGCAAGTCGGGATCAGACCTGATCCCGCTCCTGAACGAAGGCGCGGCCAGCATGGAAAAGTTCACCTACAAGGTGGGCGAAGACTTTGCAGCGCGTTCGGATTTATTCAATGACACGATCACCGAGCTGGGCATCAAGACGCAAGGCTTCGGGCTCGAGCTGACCGATGCACTGCTGCCTGCGCTGCAAACAATCCTTGAGGTGTTTGGCGATCTATTCGACACTGACCAAGACTGGACGGCGCTGTTCAAGGTGATTGAGGGTGTGATCCGCGGCATAGCGGTTGCGATTTACACCGTCGTCAAGGCGGTGGACATCTTGATCAAAAACATCGTTGCAGCAGTGCAGGCAGCAAGCCAGGCATTTGCGGGCGACTTTGGCGCTGCATTTAACACCATTACCACTGCCGTGAGCAGTGGCTTTGCGGAAGCGCAGCAAGCCATTGCCGACCTGAACAAGCTGGCCTTTGGGTCCGCGGCATCACCCGGCACCGGCCGCCGCACGGGCGGGCGCAACATGGCGCTGGACACCAGCGGCGCAGACAAGGAAGCGGCAGCAGCAGCCCGCAAAGCAACAGCGGATGCGAAACGGAGAGCAGCAGATGCCAAGAGTGCTGCATCTGAGCAGGAGCGCCTGCTAGATCGGCGGCAGACGCTGGAAACACAGGCCTATGACATGCAAGAAAAGCTGCGGCGCAGCATTGAAGACACTAACGCCGCCTATGCAGGGGTTGGTGTGTCCGCCGCTGACGCATTGTTTATTGAGCGCGGCAACCAACTAACGGACGCAACGCGCATAACAAATGATTTTAGAGATGACCTTGTTGATCTTTCCAACGAGCTTGCAAAAGTTGGAGTTAGCTTTGACATGAAGCCAACGATTGATTTGATCAATCAGCTCGGCGCATCATTGGCAAATGTAGCTGACAGTCAATACCAGCAAGGTCTAAAGGACCTGCTGCCCAGCCTGGCCGACTACGACGCCAAGATTGCAGAGGTAGTGCGCGGCAAGACCGAGCTGACTGAGCTGGAGAAACTGAACGCTCAGGTGAACCTGCTGCAGCTGGACATTCTGGCAGCAACCAACCCGGCACTGGCTGAGCAGATCAGGCTGCTGCGCGAGCGTGCCGGCGCACTGGATGATGCGACCAAGAAGCAAGAAGAAAGCAGCAACAGCTTTGGCACAAAGTTCAAGGAGTCCTTTAAGCAGGCCTACGACGCAGCCACTGACCTTGGTTCAAACCTCGCCAGCATTGCCACAAACGGCATCGACGGTTTGACCAATGCCATTGTTGAGTTTGCCACCACGGGCAAGGCATCATTCAAAGAGTTTGCGGCATCAGTGCTGAAAGATCTCAGCGCGATGCTGATCAAGTTTGCGATCTTCAAGGCTGTTGGTGCCCTCTTCCCCGGCTTGACCGGGTTCGCTAACGGCGGCGTATTTGGTCCAAGTATGCAGCCCCGCACTGGTTTCGCCAAAGGCGGCACCTTTACCAATTCAATTGTCAGTTCACCCACGCTCTTTAAGTTTGCCAACGGCGGCTCCATGCGCACTGGCCTGATGGGCGAATCCGGCCCCGAGGCCATCATGCCTTTAATGCGGGGCCGCGATGGCAAGCTTGGCGTCGCAGGTGGCGGCGGTGGCAGCAGCACAACGGTAAACGTCTCAGTGGACGCCAAGGGCACCAGCGTGCAGGGCAACGAAGGTCAAGGCGCTCAGCTCGGCCGTGCCATTGCGCAAGCGGTGCAGGCAGAATTGATTAAACAAAAACGGCCTGGTGGCCTACTGATGGCATAACCCATGGCAACTTTTACCTACACACCCAGCTTTGAAGCTACCGAGAGCAGCAAGCCTCGGGTACGCAAGACGCAGTTTGGAGACGGCTACGAACAGCGGATTACCTTTGGACTAAACACCGATCCCAAGGAATGGACTCTTCAATTTTCTAATCGTACTGATTCAGAACGCGATCAAATTACGGCATTTTTTGATGCGCGTGGCGGCGTTGAATCATTTGACTGGACATCACCTCGCAACATTGCTGGCAAATACGTTTGCGAGGAATGGCAGGTGACGTTGAGCAACTGCAACAACAATCAAATTCAGGCGACTTTTCGAGAAGTGTATGAACCATGAGCGTACCCGTCAGTGCGCTACAGGAAATTGCACCCGGCGCAATTATCGAGCTGTTTGAGCTGGAGCTAAATACAGCGCAGCATGACGCAAATGAAACCTTTTATTTCCACGCTGGCGTAAATGCAACTGGTACTAACGGTAACATCATCTGGAATAGCCAGGCATATCTAGCGTTCCCCATTGAAGCCGAGGGCTTTGAATACAGCGGCAATGGTCAATTACCGCGCCCCAAGATTCGTATTAGCAACATCCTTAGCACTATCACTGCATTGCTGTTGACGTTGCCAGATGGTTTAGAAGGCGCTAAATTTACGCGCATTCGCACATTAGGCCGCTACCTAGACGCCGCAAACTTTCCAGCCAGTGGCGACATCCTGCTGACGGAAGATAGCTTTGCATTACTGCTGGAAGATGGTGGATCAATATTGCTGGAGCCGGTTAACCCAACTGAAGACCCTACAGCGGAGCTCCCACGCGAGATTTACTACGTTGACCGCAAGGTTATTGAAACCCGCGACGTGGTGGAGTTTGAGTTGGCATCGGCATTTGACCTTATTGGTGTTCGCGCACCAAAGCGACAGTGTATTGCCAACATTTGTCAGTGGGTATACAAATCAACCGAATGTAGCTATAGCGGTGGTTTGCCTACATGCCTTAAGACCTTAACCGATTGCAAGGCGCATTTTGGCAACGTCGCTGAGCTGCCATTTGGAAGCTACCCCGGCATTGGAGCCTTCTACGGATGACCTGGCGCGATGCAGCATTAACCCATGCCAAGGCGGAAGACCCGCGTGAGGCGTGTGGCTTGCTAATAGTCATCAAAGGCCGCGAGCATTATGTACCATGCCGCAACCTCAGCAGTGGCAACGATCAATTTATTCTTGCCCCTGACGACTACGCCGACGCAGAAGACCAAGGCGAGGTAGTCGCAGTGGTGCATTCGCACCCGATGACATCACCATCGCCCAGTCAGCCAGATTTAATGGGCTGCGAAGCCAGTGGATTGCCTTGGTATATCGTCAACCCTAAGCTTGAAACATGGGGTGAATGCAAGCCATCCGGGTTTAAGGCACCGCTAATCGGCAGGCAGTGGGCATGGGGCATCAGCGATTGCTGGACGCTAGCCCGCGACTGGTACGCCGACCATGGCCTGCGCTTGCGCGACTGGGAGCGCCCACTGACGCCAGAGCAATTTGAAGCCTCACCCATGTTCGATACCTGCTGGCGTGATGCAGGATTTCGGGAGTTGAATCAAGATGAAGCGATACAGAAAGGCGACTTTCTGCTGATGAACATCAGCGGACCTGGCTTAAACCATTGCGGTGTCTACATTGGCGACGCCATGGTGCTGCATCACATTCGTGGACGCCTCAGCAGCCGCGATCTTTACGGAGGCGGCGGCTGGCTGCAAAAATGCACAGGCCGATGGTTGCGTCATCCTAAGTTTCCTACAATGAAAGAACGATGAGGCAAAACGATGCTGCGTAAAATCAAGCTGTATGGCGCCCTCGCTAAGTTCGTCGGCCATCGTGTGCTTGAAGCTGACGTAGCTACTGCGGCTGAGGCAGTGCGCTTCCTAGTTGCGAACTGGCCAGAACTGGAGCGCCACATGAACGATCAGCACTACCGCGTCAGCGTCGGCACCTACGACTTGGTAGCAGAAGAGCTGCACGACCCCGCCGGCCAGCAAGAAATCAAGATCGTACCCGTGATGGCTGGCGCTGGTGCAACGGGGAGGATTATTGCGGGGATTGCATTGATTGCGTTTGCACTTTTGTTTGCTCCAGGGGCTGCGTTAGCAGGTGGTCTTATAACTCTTGGCTCGGCAGCCGTGCCAATCATTATTGGCATCGGCGCCAGCCTCGTCCTCGGCGGCGTCGCCCAACTACTCACGCCCACGCCGCAAGTGCCGCAAGGATCAGATGGCCAAGATGACCCGCGCAAGAGCTACAGCTTCAGCGGCATCCAAAACGTCAGCAGGCAAGGCGTACCAGTGCCTATTGTCTATGGCGAAACAATAGTCGGCAGCGTCGTCATCTCTGCTGGTATTGACACTGTGCAGGTGTATAACTAATGGCACGCATCTACGGAGCAGGCGGTGGTGGCGGCAAGGGCGGTGGCGAGGCTCGCGATCCTGTCACAGCAAACGACAGCCTTAATTCCAAGCAGTATGCGCAGGTTCTTGACCTGCTCAGCGAAGGCGAAATTCAAGGGCTGAAGAATGGCGCTCAATCTATCTTTATTGATAACACGCCACTGCAAAATGCAAACGGCACATACAACTTTCAGAACGTCACCATTGCAACGCGCAACGGCACTCAGGATCAATCATTTATTCCTGGCACGTTTGACATTGAAGAGGAAAAAGCTGTAGGGCTTGCAGTGCAGTACGGCTCGCCCGTAGTGCAATCTATTACCGATTCAAACGTTAATGCTGTACGCATCACTATTACGATCCCGCAACTACAGACCTTTACTAATCAAGGCGACATACTGGGATCTCAAGTCGGTCTGCGTATTTACGTCAACTACAACGGCGGCGGCGACAACCTAGCCATAACCGATACCATTGACGGCCGTACCGGCGACGCATATCAACGCGACTACCTAATCAATCTTGCGCCTGTTTATCCACTCACCATAAAAATAGAGCGGGACAGACCAGACAGCACAGATCCAAAAGTTGCCAACGCTTTTAACTGGAGTAGCTACACCGAAATCATATACGCCAAGTTGCGCTACCCCAACAGCGCCTTGGTGTGGACGCGCATTGATGCTGAGCAGTTCAGCAGCATCCCAACAAGGTCTTACTTGATTCGTGGCATCAAGGTGCGTATCCCTAATGGCGTCACCGTCGATCAAACCAACGGACGCATTATCTATCCCGATGATTTTATATGGAGTGGCACATTTGCATCAGCGCAGTGGTGCAGCGACCCAGCATGGATCTTGTGGGACTTGCTCACATCGACTCGCTACGGCTTTGGTGACCATATCCTTACTGATGCGGAAAAGATTAGCTTTAATGGTAATGCCAGCAAGCTAGACAAGTTTGCATTTTTTGCCGCTAGCAAATACGCATCAGCGTTGGTGCCCGATGGTTTTGGCGGAGAAGAGCCGCGCTTTAGTTGTAACGTCAACATCCAAACAGCAGAAGAAGCGTACAAACTTATCAACGATATGTGTTCCATTATGCGGGTAATGCCGTATTGGAGCACTGGCGCATTAACCATCAGCCAAGATAAACCTGCTGATACCGCTTACTTGTTTACGCTGGCAAATATTACCGAAGAGGGTTTCAGTTACCAAGGCGCTAGCCGCAAAACGCGCCCCACGGTTTGTATCGTTAGTTACCTAGATCTCAACAGTCGTGATATTGCATACGAAGCAGTCGAAGACGCAGAAGGCATTGCCAACTACGGCGTTGTAAAAACTGAAATTAGTGCTTTCGCCTGTACCAGTCGCGGGCAAGCGTATCGCATTGGTGAATGGCTTCTCTACTCGAACCGCTACGAAGGTGAGATTATCAGCTTTACCGCCTCGATTGATGCCGGCGTGGTGGTCAGACCAGGACAAATCATTGAAGTAGCAGATCCTGTCAAGACTGGCGCCCGTCGTGGTGGCCGCATTTCCGCTGCAACAACCACTGCTATCACAGCAGATGATGCCACCGGCCTCACCGCTGCGGGCGCTGATCTATCTGTAATCATGCCAGATGGCAGCGTTGAAACTCGCTCTATCTCAACCATTGTTGGTAATGTCATTACCGTCAGCGCAGCGTTCTCTGCAACGCCTAACGTTAATACCGTTTGGATCTATCAAACCAGCAACATCCAAACCTCAACATGGCGAGTGCTCAGCGTCGCGGAGCAAGACGGCAGCAACTATGCCATCAGCGCTATTGCCTATAACGCTAGTAAATACGACTACATCGAGCGTGGCACAGCACTAGAGCAGCGTGACATCACCGACCTGAACAAACCAGCAACTGCGCCGCGAGCACCGACATTTGTGGAGGTGCTGTACGAAGAGTCTGGGCAGGTACTGTCCAAACTAATCATTAGCTGGTTGGCATCCATAGACGATGATGGCCGCACTAATGCGGTGCAATATATTGTAAAATGGCGCAGAGCAAATGGTAACTGGGCGCAAAGCTACGTCACCACACAGGAGTACGTCATATATGACACGACGCCAGGTGACTATGAAGTATTGATTTATGGTGTTAATGCTGGATTGCGCCTATCGGCAGAACCAGCCCGCCTTGATGTATCAGCACGGGGCAAATTAGCTGAGCCCGCCAATGTAGGAAATCTGACAATTGAACAAATCAGCGCCAACTCAGCACGTCTGCGGTGGGATGCCGCAACCGATCTCGATGTAAAAGTAGGCGGTCGCGTTCACATCCGCCATACCAGCATTGCAGACGGCACCGGCTCTTGGACCAACTCGCAGGATTTAATCCCTGCAGTGCCTGGATACAGCACTGAGGCGATTGTGCCGATGGTTGAAGGCGAGTACATCGTCAAGTTTGAAGATAGCAGCGGTAAGCAAAGCATTGGCGAGGCCAGCGTCGTTGTTGGCCTACCTGATCCCCTTAGTGCGTTTTTAGTGCTGGACAAACGCGAGGACACCACTGACCCTCCATTTCAAGGTGAGTTCACCAACCTGTTTTACAGCACTGAGTACGACGCCATTACGCTGGGTGGCTCAACATTATTTGACACCATTACCGATCTAGACCTGCTGCTGGATCTTGACTACTACGGCGATATTGCCGCCACTGGCAACTATGTGTTCACCGAAGTGCTGGACCTTGGCGCTAAGTATTCACTGGATCTACGGCGTCATCTTATTGCCGGTGGGTTTTACCCATCCGATCTAATTGACGAACGCACCGACCTCATTGATACATGGGTGGACTTTGAAGGCGCTGTAGCGGATCAAGTCAACTCCAAGGTCTGCGTACGCACCACCGACGATAACCCAACTGCCTCACCGACATGGAGCGACTACCAAGAATTTGGTAACGGCACATTTACGGCACGGGCATTTGAGTTCAAGCTGGATGCCACTGCTTTCACATTGTCCCAGGCTTTTGCCTGCTATGAGCTGGGCTACAAGGCATCGTTCCAGCGTCGTATTGAAAGCTCAGTGCTGGCGGAGCAAAGCGGAGCTGCTACCAAGAGCATTGCTTTTGGCAGTCCCTTCTGGACTGGCTCGGCAGTGCTTGGCGGCGTTAACAGCATCTTGCCATCTATTGGTATTACAGCTCAAAACCTGCAATCTGGTGACTATTTCAACGTGACCAACGTCAGCAGCAGCGGGTTTGACGTGACCTTCCGCAATAGCGGTGGCACCGCAGTGGATCGTCTTTTTGCGTGGTCGGCTGTAGGATATGGCAAAGGCTCGTAATCCATGCCCACATACGACTGGATAGGTACAGACATAATTCCAAACGGCAGTGGTTCAGCAGTCCGCGCTGACCTGAACGATGCCATGCTGGCGCTGTTTTCGCAAAACAGTAGCGCCACGTCGCCACCTGAAACCGTTGCCTACATGACGTGGGCAGATACGACGACAGGGCTGCTCAAAATCCGCAATGCGGCCAACAGCGCATGGGTAACTGTTGGCACACTGGCAAGCACCAACCTTGGGCTGCTGTCATTGGCTGGCGGCACCATGACGGGTGTGCTGGCCGTCACAGCAGGCACTGCAGCACTGCCAGGCATTGCCGTATCAGGCGACCTTAACACAGGATTGGTCTCACCCGGAGCGGATCAACTAGCAATCACCACGGGCGGGACTAGCCGCTTAGCCGTCAGCACCACCGCAGTTAGCTCAACGCTGGCAGTTGATGTCCCCCTTGGAGCAGTCGGCACCCCGTCGCTGACGTTCACTGGTGATCTCAACACTGGATTTTGGAGCCCAGCAGCAGACACACTTGCGGCATCGACAGCGGGCACGGAGCGGATAAGGGTATCAAGCTCTGGCGACTTTTCATTTACCTCCGGCTACGGCTCCGCCGCTGTGGCATATGGATGCCGCGCCTGGGTGAACTTCAACGGCACCGGCACGGTAGCGATCCGGGCAAGTGGTAATGTCAGCTCGATTACTGACAATGGTGTGGGTGATTATACGGTGAACTTCACGACGGCGTTGGCGGATGCAAATTATTCAATTGTTGGAGTGCTTAACTCCTACGGGGTGGCCAACATTCAAGCAGTGTTAAACGTACAATCTGCAAGCACTAGCTCAGCCGCTACGACCAAAACATCTTCAGCTGTTCGCATCGGCACTGGAGCTGGATCTAGCGGAACAGTTACAGACTTCAATGACGTTTCCGTTTCCATCTTCCGCTAACCTGCCATGACCACTCAACGCATTATTTTTCAAGCCGAATCCGGCGGTGTTGCCGTCATCATCCCAGCCGGCTCCGTTGAGCTAGCGCTAAAGGATGTGCCACCCGGCGTTTCGTACATGATCATCGACGCTGCTGATGTCCCCAGCGACCGCACCTTCCGCAATGCATGGGTGATCGGTAACGACTGCATCGAGCACGACCTTGGCCAGTGCAAAGCGATTGGCCATGACACCCGCCGCGCCAAACGTGCTGAGGAGTTCCATCCTTTTGACGAAATCATCGTTAAACAAATCCCCGGCGTCAGCGCTGTAGAAGCTGAGACATCACGTCAGTCAATCCGTGAAAAGTACGCCTTGATTCAAGATGCAATCAATGTGGCTGAAACTACGGATGAGATCAAGTTAGCCCTTGAAGGCGCGTAGTCAACGCCAGTACCCACCACAACACAAGCCATGGCTGACCGTAAGATTTCAGACCTGACAGCACTGACTACACCAGCGTCGGGTGACTTTTTGCCTATCGTTGACATCAGCGAAGCGGCGGCGGCCACCAAGAACAAACGCATCACCATCGAGGAACTGATGCGCGGGATGCCTGATGGCACTGCCGCTGCACCCAGTATCGCCTTTGAAAGCGATGCCAACACCGGCATCTACAGCCCTAGTGCAGACACGCTGGCATTTGTTGAAGGTGGTGTCGAGGCTATGCGCATCGACAGCTCGGGCAACGTAGGGATTGGCACTACGAGCCCTGGCGCGACGCTAGATGTTTATGGGTCTACGGCACGTTTTTATAGCGATGTAGCTAATACGGATGTTCAGATCGGTCGCCAAGGTAATGGCATTTATAACCCAAGCCTAACAATGTGGACGGCGTACAGTTCAACTAACCGAAGTTTTTTATTTACTGTAGACAGTAATGGCGCTCAAATAGGATACTTATCTGCTTTACGATTTACTGATTCAAGCGCCAGCTATGCCGAACGCCTCCGCATCGACGGCTCGGGCAGGCTCTTAGTTGGCACGTCTTCTGCGCGTAGCAATTTATTCAATAACGTAGGTATTACTCCAACTGTTCAGTTGGAAACGACGGGAAATAGCGCACGAGCTTTGTCTCTGGTTCATAACAGCAATGACGACGCGCAGTCGATTTTTGTTCTTGGGAAAAGCAGGGGAACTGCAGCAGGCAGCGCAACAGTGGTATCGAATAATGATCTGCTTGGTGCTGTTTCTTTCCAAGGCGCTGATGGCTCGGAGCTTGTTGAAGGTGCGCGTATTCAATGTGAGGTAGATGGCACCCCTGGAGCGAATGATCTTCCGTCGAGATTAGTGTTCTCCACTACGGCAGACGGCGCGGCTAGTCCTACAGAGCGGATGAGGATTAAGAGCAACGGCACGATTAATTTCTCAAACGTTGCTACCTACGCCGACAACACTGCCGCACTAGCTGGCGGCCTTGTCGCTGGTGATGTCTACCGCAAGTCGGACGGCACCTTAATGATCACTTACTAAACACGCTAGTCCCAGCTACAATTTACCTACCCCCGCCTAGCCCATGACTACCACCACTGACTACACCTGGGGCGTTGCCCAGATGGAACGCCACACCGCTGACGGCATTGTGTTCACGGTCCATTACACCGTGGCCGCAAGCGACGGCACCTACGCCAGCTCTGCCTACGGCTCCATCGGCCTGGAGCAGCCTGAAGGTGACGTCATCCCTTACGCTGACCTCACCCCCGAGATCGTCATCGGCTGGGTGCAGGACAAGCTTGGTGGCGCCGAGAAGGTCACCGAGATTGAAGCTGCCCTACAAGCGCAGATTGACCAGCAGCGCACACCGACCACGGCTCAAGGTATGCCGTGGCCAAGGTAAGTAGGTAGACTGGCACCATGGCCATCTCACCCGGCATCTACAATATCAGCCTGCAACGCCGGGCGGACTACAGCATCACGCTGCAGTTCAAAGACAGCACTGACGCAGCAATCAACTTAACCGGCTGGATCGTCGCCGCACAAGCCTGGAACCAAGCCCGCACGACGAAATACGCCGATTTCACGGTTACCTACACAAACCGCGCGACTGGCACCATCGCCATCGCTCTGACAGACGAACAAACAACTATATTTCCTGATGAAGCATATTACGACGTACTGTTAACCAACCCTTCCGGCCTAAAGGAGTATTACCTTGAAGGCACTATCTATGTGTCCGAGGGTTACACTGCATGACTACCGTAAACGTCAGCGCCGTAACCAACACTGTCACCGTTACTGAAAACGGCAGCAGCACGATTGTCACGGTTCCTGTTACTAGCACTGTTACAGCAGTTACTCAAGGTCCGCAAGGGCCGGCAGGTGGAGCTGCGTTTGTTTTTGAGCAGGCTTCACCCGCAACTACATGGACTATCAACCATAACCTTGGTTATAGGCCATCAGTTGAGCTGCTTGATGCTGGTAGTCAGGAAATTGACGGAGATGTGACGCATCCATCGGTCAACCAAACTGTTGTTACACTGAATCCAGCGTCCGCTGGGTTAGCCCGTCTGATCTGACATGGCACGAAAGTTTTTTACCGACCTAGACCTGCAAAGCACGTCAAAGGTCATCAATGTTCCATCACCAAGCGCATCGGGTGATGCTGTATCCAAGTCCTATGTGGACTCGCTAGTAGAGGGCTTGGCATGGAAAGACAGTTGCCGTGTTTCCACCCAGTCAAACCTCAACCTGAGCAGCCCTGGCGCCACTATTGATGGCATCACGATGGCCAGCCAAGATCGGGTGCTGGTGCGAGCGCAATCCACCGCATCCGAAAACGGCATCTACGTCTGGAACGGCGCTAGCACCGCCATGACCCGCTCGCTAGATGCAAGCACTTTTGCCGAGCTGGAGCAAGCCGTCACCACCGTCGAGGAAGGCACCAGCGCTGCTACGACATGGCGCCAAGATCAAATCAACGGCACCATCGGCAGCAGCTCGATCAGCTGGGTTGCTTTTGGAACTGCAGCACCCGCCGCCAGCGAGAGCACCGCAGGCATTGCTGAACTGGCAACGCAAGCCGAAACCGACACCGGCACCGACGACGCTCGCATCGTCACCCCACTCAAGTTGGCCAACTGGTCTGGCCGTCTGCGTAAAGTATCCAGCAGCGTTGGTGACGGCAGCGCCACCAGTTATACCGTGACTCACAACTTGAATACGAGAGACGTGATTGTGCGGGTATTCCCTAACTCAGGCGACTACGACGACGTGGAAGTGGATGTACAGCGCACGGGCGTAAACACTGTGGCAGTGGTGTTTGCCACTGCTCCTACGTCTAACGCCTACCGCGTAGTGGTGATTGGCTGATGAGCCGTAACTTTCTCACGCCCATTGCCCTTCCTGCTGGCACGACGTCAAACGCGCCGCTAAAACTGCAGTCAGGCACTAACCTAACGACAGCAGCTGCCGGCGCTGTCGAGTTTGACGGCAACGTGCTTTATTCCACACCAGCCAGTCGCGGCGTATCGCCGTCAATGATGTTTTATAGGTTAAATAGTAATTTTGCTGGGGCAAATAGTTCTACCGCGCAGTCACTGTTTAATGTTGGCGTAACGCTACAGGCAGGCACCGTTTACGCTTTTACGGCTGACTTTTTGCTTTCAAAAACAGCGGGCACGACGAGCCACACACTAGGGATACTATTTGGTGGCACCGCCACTCTTAACAATATTTTCTACACTGCTTATGTGACTGGAGCTACTGTTGCTCCTCCAACCGTTGGCACAGGCACTACAAGCGCTTCTCACATTACGATTGCAACGATTGCAAATCTTACGTCAGCGACCACTCTATCAACAATTCAATATGGTTACACTTACCACGGCACGGTAAGCATTGACGCTGGCGGCACGTTTATCCCCCAGTACAAGTTATCCGCAGCGCCAGGTGGCGCCTATTCCACAGTCGCAGGGTCTTTTTTCGCTATCTGGCCCATCGGCGCCGCTGGCGCCAATACTTCTGTCGGGTCGTGGGCTTAACGGCTAGCATGACACCATGATCGAGGTCATCGCTGCTATCGCTGGAGCATCCATCAGCGTGGCTGCGATGGGCGCGATGGGCTTCGGCAAGCGCAACGATGAAGCGCGTGATGCTGTCATCCGCCTTACTTCCGCAGTGGAGCACATTGCCTTACAGCTAGAAGCAATGCACGTCGACATAAAGGATGACCGCCGCGAAACCTATACCCGCCTTAACGCAGTCGAGCAGCGCGTCAGCAAGCTTGAAGGCAGATGAATGAACGCAGCTACCTACTTCGCTGCTTAGTGGGGCTGCTAGCAGCAGGCATCACCATTGGCGGTATCGACCTTACCGTTTGCCGTGTTCGCACGCCATCCAACTGTGATCCGCAGTCTTCAGCTGTCTATGCTGCGGTAGGTACAGCCGCTGGTTGGATTGGCGGCATCCTCACCAAGTCACCGCAATGACCAACATCTTCCGTACCATTGCACTAGATCTAGGTCGCACCCTGCTCAAGCTGGCGGTGGATCGTGCGCTCCGCAAAGAGCTGCCCGCAATCTTCGCCAAGCTCGACATTGAGCTGCCATCTATGTTGGTAGATCACGCCCAGCCACTAGCGGTGCAAGCTGTCGTAACTGACGCCATCGAAGAAAAGCTCGGCCACATTGCTACCGCCACCCAAGTGAGCGCCGTGCTCGGCCTCTACGACCCCATCAAGGCTGCCCTCCGCAACATCAAGCGATGACCGCCGCACCGATCACGTTAGAGCAGCTGTTCCGTTTCTATCGAAAACTGCCGCACCAGTCGGCCGCGATTGAAATGCTGGAACAGGATCTAGCGGTAAACGGCTATGCCGTGGCCATGCGCCGCGACCGGGCATGGTTCCAAACATGGAGCCAAGACGGCAAGCAGTCCGACCTGGCCGCAGCGCTGAAGATCATCAAGGAGTTCGAGGGCTGCCACCTTGAGGCCTACGCCGACCCGCTGCACGGCTGGGACGTGGCAACGATCGGCTATGGCACCACCCGCTACAGCGACGGCCGCAAGGTCAAGCAGGGCGACAAGATCAACGTTATCGAGGCGGACATGCTGCTCCGCCAGGAGGTGGACCGCATTGCTGAAAAGCTGCGCGCCTCAATCCCCGCATGGGGCGAGATGGCCGATCATCAGAAGTGCGCGCTGATCAGCTTCGCCTACAACCTTGGCAGCGGCTTCTATGGCGCGCCAGGCTTTGAAACCATCAGCCGCGAGCTGCGCGAAAAGGACTGGGCTGCAGTGCCCGCTGCCTTGCTCCTCTACCGCAATCCGGGCACCAACGTCGA